TTCTAATATATTTAAAATCTGTCAAAGTAGATTGCCATGTTCCAAGAATAGTTGCTAGTTCTACTTTTCTTTCAATCTCTTCTTTAGTGTCATTTTCACGTAATACAACTTCTGAGAGATTGCAAAATTGATATGGGCGTAAAATAATTTCTGAACATGGATTTGTTCCGTAATGAATTTCTGGATCTCTACGACCATATTTAGCTGCTTGTGCTTGTGCTGCTGCAACGTTATATATACCACGTTCTCCAGACTTTGAGTCATAAAGAGATTTCCATTCTGCAATAAACTGTTCCATTTCTGGTTTGCGAGAGTATGCAACAGAATTATTTGATAAAGCTCTTTGTGGACTTGCTTCCCACCAATTGCCTGATTTGGCTTGTGCCATTTCAATGTCATTAATGTTAGATAATGAAATCATTGCAGAACGTCGTACTCCTCCGACAACAACTACTTCACCAATTTTACACATTATGTCATGGCATTCAATTGGCTTAAGGTTTCTACCAGCAGCAGATTTAAACTTTGCAATAGTAAAATCAAAAAGGTTTACAAGTGGTTGTGGACCAGAAGATCTTCCACCCATTGTCTTAAGTCTTGCTCCAGCAGGGCGAACTTTTGAAACATCTATAGCTGGAATATGTCCTGTCCAAAGTAACGCTAATAACTCACGATAAGCCTTTGCCCAACCTTGCTTTGAATCTTCTACAACAATAACTGTATCTGATTTTTCAAGTTTTTCTGGAACTGAAGGAAGCTTGTTAATGTATTTGTATTCTACCGAAAATCCAACTCCAGTGCCACACATCAAAATGTACATCGTTTCGTCAAATGTACGTGGTGAATCAACAGGAACAAATGCACAATTATAGCCAGCTACGTTATCTCTTTCAAGTGCTGCGCCAGATGTCATGACAGATCTCATTGATGGCATAACATTTCGTTCAAAAACAAACTTTTTTAATTCCGCAACTAGCTTTTCATTTGGAATGTAATTATGATTTTTTTCTAATTGTGTTAGCATAAAAGAAAAATATCTATCTACTGTTTCTCCCCATGTTTCTCTACGTCCTTCTGCTTCTACCCATTTAGCATATCTTGATAGTGCAATAAAGTTTTCATAAGGATTTTCGATAGTATTTTTCATTGTCGCCTTTTTCTTCCGCCATACGGACTGATTATTTTTTAAGTGAAGTCTAAGTGTACCAAAGTTTTTTATAAAAGAAAAGAAAAAATGTTTTTGTTATTGTTTTTTAGTTAACTATAATATATAATATTTACTATATACATATATATAATATATATTGATTTATGTTGATTTGCTGACCCCCCGACCCCCCTATTCGAAGTATACTATTTAGATATTCTATGTCAACAACTAAAAAATTATTTGACATATTCTTACTTACAATGGTATGATTGTAGTTCGCTATCTCTAAAGGAGGAAATGCCAATGGAGAATATAAAAAAAAGTTTAAGCGATATTGTTCATCAATATGCTGCGATTACATTAACAGTAATGTTTTTGTTTTCTAACACAATTGGTTCAACACCCGCTCAAGCTCTAATAGTAAAACCAAAGACAGAAGTACAACTTAAGAAAGAAACCTTAGAGAAGTACAGCAATACTGTTTACAAGCCTTCAGAAAAACTTTCAGACAATGAATTGAAAGAACTACTGTCAGCAGTAGGATTTGAAGGAAAAGCCCTTAAAACGGCTTGGGCCATTGCAAAGAGGGAGTCTGACGGACGACCACTAGCATACAATGGTAACAGGAAGACTGGAGACAGTTCTTATGGAATTTTTCAGATCAATATGTTGGGTTCACTCGGCACAGATCGTAAAGAAAAATTTAGCTTAAAGTCAAATGTACTATTATTTGACCCAACTATAAATGCAGAGATAGCGTATCATATGACTAATGGCGGAAAAAATTGGTCAGCCTGGAAAGGTCTAACGACTAAGGCAAAGGAATACTATTTAAAGTATCCCAAAAATTAGAAAGGAAAAGTAATGAAGATACAATATGTGTCTACTTACATTAAACTTTCGGAAGAGGGCCTTGTTCCTAAGCTTTTATGCCCACAGGATCAAGGCTCTCTTTTATGTAATGGCGACGGAGAATCTTTAATATATTTATATTGCTTAGAGTGTGATTACAAAAATACAATTGGAATAACTAAGTATGAAAATATAGTAGAATTAGTAAATGGACAAAAAACAGTTTGAGACTGAGTCATACATAGTTCCAGCAACGGATTCTATGGGCAGAGAAATTTGGTGGCAAGATGCAGGAAGACCAGAAAGCGGAGACAAGTAATTTAGAAGATAACCTTCCAATGGTTAGCTATATAATGATGCATAGAATTTATGACTTGCTAACTCTTATATCAAATAAATTAGTTGGATCAGAAGATACGCAAAAAATGATATCTTATCATGAAGCTGGATACTTACTTGGGCCAGTTCCATCATTTTCACCACCAGAAGATACAGATGCTATCTAGAACTGATGTTTGGGCACAAGATGAAGACTTTAAAAAATGTTTTAAAGAATTTATGGCAATTGGAAGTTTTGATAATTTAGTAGAAGACCCAATAAACGAAAGACTTTATCTTCTTCAACAATTTGCTAAAAGACAACAAAAATTAAATTCAAATTTTGTTGAAATTGGTATATATGCTGGAATGTCAATGTATTTTATGGCAGATTATTGTACAAAATTGTTTTTAGGTATTGATTCTTTTGAAGGAGTTTCAGAACCAACACCAGGAATAGATACAGACTATTTTGTTAAAGGATCATTAGCTTGTGATATATCAAATGCAGAAAATTATTTAAAAAAATATAATAATATTAATTTGATTAAAGGTTGGGTTCCAGACGTGCTAGAAACTCTTCCAGATATAGAATATTCTTTAATTCACATAGACGTAGATTTATATGAGCCAACAAAAAAATCAATTGAATATTTTTGGGATAGACTTTTGCCAGACGGCGTTTTAATTTGTGATGATTTTGGATCCAACAAAACTATTGGTGCTAAAAAAGCAATGGTAGATTTTTTTGGAAGAAAAAATATTATAGAGTTTAGCACTCAACAAGCTTTTGTAATAAAACATTGACTTGAGCAAAAACATATAATATAATTAACAGTCGGGTTGAGATTGCAAAATTTCCCTGATTGCATGAAAATGCACATAACCCCTACGGATCCGCCTCTGTGGGGGTTATGCATGCTATAATATATATATCATGGTTCATCATTTTGCAAAGTTTATGGCTAGTCCACAGTTTAATCATAACTGCGATAAATCATGTAAAATTACATCTCATAAAACAAGCGCATCGCTTCTAAAAAAAATTTTAAAAAAGATTGGTAGGAAATAATGTTTTACGATAGAGAAGATTGTATTAAAGTTTCTTTTTTCCCAGACGATTATGGAACACAAAGCGGAGTATTTCTTTTTAAAGGTTTTTATACTGACGAAGAATGCAAAACGGTAGAAGATGAATTAAAAGATTACAGCATGGAAGATAAATATAAAGATACTCTTATCAGCTGGTATGAAAATAAAATTAGTCCACCACTGAATGCTATACACCCTCTTTGGGAAAAAGCTAGTGAGCTTTTATATCCAGAATATGTTATGCATCCACAAGGAAATGTATTAATTATTACTCCAGAAATGAATGAGGGAATGTTTACTCATTCAGATTCTCCAGGTAAAGGTGAATGTCACAGACTCTCTCAAGTAGACGTGTGGAAAACTTGTTGCGAACTTGATTTTGGTTTGGTTGCTTATTTTGGAGATTTTGATGGCGGAGAAATCTTTTACGTAAATATTGATAAAGATGGCAACAGGGCTGACGGCACAGGAAATGAAAGCTGCTTAACCATAAAACCAGAAAGAGGCGATCTTGTAATTCATGGAGCATTTTCTCCACATGCACATGGAGTAAAGCCAGTAACCTCTGGAAGAAGATATGCTTTTTCAAATTTTGTATTAAAAGCAGAAGATAATCCAGGAACATTTTATAATTATAAAACTCCAGAATATTATGAGCAGATTAAAGATAAAGACAAACTTACTCTAAAAGAGTTTATTAATATTTGGATGAGACCACTAAAAGAAAATCCACAATTTACCAGAGAAAAAATTAATGAATATCAAGCATCTGGTTTAGAAGGCGAAGCGCTTTCTGATAAATTTATGGGTGAATTTAAAGAACATTAAACGCCATATAGTGCGAAAAAAAGTGCGTCGGCGAGAGAACAACATTTTAGTCAACTG